CACCGCCCTTGCTTTTATTGACCTCGGACTCAAATACGAAGTGTTCAAGTTGCCTGCAGCCGCTAAACGAGAAGAGTTTCTGAAGACTCTGTGGGACAAGTACACTAAGGAGTTGATGGGTAAGGAGACTAAGGCAGATGAGGAGAGGGAAGACGTGGCAGATGCTGCTGGGCCTGATGTCGGAGATGGAGACAATTGGAATTAATTATGGATTTGCCAATTTCTTTACAATTAAAGGCGCAGTCTCTAGAAGCAGCGCTCCGCATTTCTAGACCTACTGAAACTGCGGAGTCAATTATTTCTACTGCTACTAAGTTTTATGAGTTTTTGAGTAAGGAATAAAAATTTGAAGAAACCTATTCTGTATAATGCTGAGCCGTTGAAGACTGATGTTACGCCTATTCTCTCCCGAGGTATCTACGATGTATTCGTGGGTGCCGTGGAAGAAGATAAGCTTCCTATGTATGTGGTTATTAATCGTGGTACTGGTGTCATTGAATTTACTAGTGAGGTGACAACTTTTATCAATGATTGGTTGAACTATGTCCTTAAGACTCCGCCAGAGGATGCTCCTCTTGCTGATGTTCAAATGGAACTTGGTTTGAACTAAAGCCTATGGGAGAGCGGTGTCCGATACGTGCAATAATGGACACTCTGGGATACAAACCAGCTAAAGCAGAATCTAGCGCGCCTCTGCCTCTCCCTTCTTTTTAGGACTTTGATGCTAGAAAAAATACAGCAAAAGCATCTTCTAATAGACTCGGATATAATAAAATATAGATGTGCAGCAGCAGCCGAGAAAACCAAATACTTAGTTGAATATGCAGATAATTTTACGGATTTTGATTCTTATAATGAGGCCAAAAAATTCCTAGGAGACAGATTAGGATATATTTGGTCTAGAAAGGAGTTACAGCCAATTGGGTTCGCTCTTAGAGCAGTCGATGCAGCCATTGATACAATTAAAACTAAACTCAATCCTGTTTCGGTATCGTACTACCTTAGCCCTGCTAGCACTTTCCGGGACAATATTGCCAAAACAAAGCCCTACAAAGGAAATCGCAACCAAGTCAAGCCCAAATATCTTAGAGAAGTAGAGGAGTATCTTGTTGAAGACTACGGAGCCGTCTACGGCGATAATGTTGAGGCTGACGACCTCATTGGAATCAATCTTTCCAAGCTTCGAGATGATGCAGTCTCGGTTTCTATCGACAAGGACTTATATCAGATCTCCGGATGGCATTTTGATTGGGTTAATGATCGATTACGACGGATCTCCCCTAGGGATGCCGACTTCAATTTCTATACTCAACTGCTTACGGGAGATATTACAGACAATGTTCCGGGAATTGACGGAATTGGGCCTAAAAGAGCGGCTGAACTTCTCGGAGGGGCCAAATCTAAAAAGGAGCTTGCATCACGAGTCTGGAGCGTCTATAGAGATAGAATTGATGATCCCGAACAAGCTAGATCTTATTTTCTTGAACAAGCAGCCCTCCTTTGGATCTTACGGGAATCGGAAAGAGGTAAAGGGTGGGAGAAACCAGAAGGATTCGAATTTGATTAACCATACCGGAGGAACTAATCATTAAAGTTTATATTAGTGGTCCTATAACAGGCATAGAGGCCGGTAATAAACCTGCTTTTGATGCGATGAAGAAGCAACTTACACTTCAAGAATGGGAGGCTATTTCGCCATATGACGACAACGATCCTAAAGAGGAAGAAGAAGCTCTAGCAGTACATTACGGCGATATGTACTGGAAGCTCTTAGCTGAGGATATTCTTAAGCTATCTAAAGTATCAGGCATAGTATTTCTTTCGGGGTGGGAGAATAGTAAGGGTGCCCGACTAGAGGCATATGTAGGACTTCTACGAGGTATTCCTATGTGGGAATATATGGAATTGGGAGAAGTACAAGAAGTTCAATTAGATGAACTTAGTCCAGCTTATGTAGCTGGAGTCTGTGCTGCTCAGTTCGCTCCTAGGGAAGCTCTTATTAAGCTTGGACTTATAAGAGCTGCATAATGCCATCTAAACATTACAAGACATGCGGTAAGTGCGGGTATAATCATCCACCAAATCGTAAATGTTACAATGAAAAATAATGGACATTAGATTACTACCATGTCCATTTTGTGGAGGAACTGATACTCTTATTTTGCCACATAAATATTGGACTGGAGCTAAGTACACGGTATTAAGTGTGGATATACGCCATTATTGTGGGGACGTACGAGGACAATTTAATTCCGTACTTACTATTCGAGCTAAGAATGAAGAAGAGGCTATTAATAAATGGAATAGCCGAGTGGGGACGTATGCATAGTTATTGGTCAGAAAATCCGCCTACAGAAATCGGATGGTATCCATCTCTAAAATGCTATGACGCCGAAGAGGGTACTTTTCCTTATGCTGTGTACTATGATGGGACTACTAAATCTGCACAGTATGTGGTTATGTGGGGGAAAGGACCCCTAAGTACAGAAATTTCGGCAGAAGCTATTGCATACGCTAATGATCCAGATGGAGGATAATCATATGCATAGATTAGAGATAAAACATCCCTATCTATACGAACAGTTGGATATTTTACGTAGAATTGCTGAACGTGGAAAGAGTTTAGCTGAATCTACTGACTATACTTATGAACCTACTGAATTTATAGATTTATTTGTGCACCTTCTGGATGAAATAGAAAGAACAAAGATTAATGCCTAGAAATTGGAAATGGGGTCATAAAAGAAGTAGTGGGTACCGCAGTGGTGCTGAGGAGAAATTAGCTCAATGGCTTACGGACCAAGGAATCCAGTTTACATACGAGGGATTAAAGCTGGAGTATTACAAGACAGTACGTGGTGGCGTTTGCTTGAATTGCGAAGAGAAATCCACCGTGAGGCAGAAAAGATCTTATACTCCCGACTTCGTTTTGGAAAATGGAACTATAATTGAGTACAAAGGTAGGCTTACTTCGTCGGATCGTACAAAACTTCTTGCTGTCAAGAAAAGTAATCCAGATGTATCAATTAGGCTTCTCTTCGGATCAGATAATAAACTTGTTAAAAATGGAACAAAAAGATACTCAGATTGGGCTTGTGACAACGACTTCGATTTTGCCATTGGATCAGTGCCTAAAAGATGGATCAAAGTGGCTAATAGATCCGACAAATAAACATAAACCAGAACTTATACCTGGATACCCGGATAATAATCCGAAGACAGCGTTTGGAGCTAAAAAGATTCCTCTAGAGGTTGTTCCCCCAAGTGCTATCCACGCACTTGCGGAAGCATTCTCCGATGGAGTTAAGAAATATGGACCTTACAACTGGCGTGATAAAACTATTAGCTCTTCCGTCTATTATGGGGCTGCTCTTCGCCATATCTCAGCTTGGTGGGATGGAGAGGACTTGGCAGAAGATTCTGGCATACACCATCTCCATCATGCTATTGCCTGTATTGCTATGCTTATTGATGGCAGTTCTGTGGGCAAATTGAACGACAATAGGCCTACTAAAGGAGCATCAGGAAAGATGCAGAAGGATTGGTTAAATAAGAATGGATATTGAACTTAGGTGGTTTAGATACTCCAGAGCATTATCTAATATACTTCAGTTCAGAGTTCCTGAAGGACCTAAAGGCGAACAATGGTGGAGTGATTGGAAAGATGTACCTTACGTATTTGAGCGAGACGAACATGCTCCAGGTACGTAAGCTAATTGAGGAGGTTCTCCGAGTATGCGCCAATGATGATATAGGTATTACCTGGGATTTGTATGATCAAGCACGGAGAGCCGGAGAAGAAGTAGGATTCACAGAACAAGAATTGGATAAATTAGCTGGAATTGAGGAAGATGCCTGAAACTTGGATTGAGGAGTGGATTGGAGTAGATCTAGATAGAACTTTGGCCTATTACGACGAGTTGGTTGACGAATACACTATTGGCGAACCTATTCCCGAAATGGTATACAGAGTAGTAGATTGGCTTGTTCAAGGTAAAAGAGTAAAGATATTTACGGCTAGAGTTTCAACGGAAGGTAGAGGCGCAGACTGGAGCCTAGACCAAGTTATTTATGCCATTCAGGACTGGACTGAAAAACATATTGGTCAGCGTTTAGAAGTAACCTGTATAAAAGATAGGGGCTGTAGAGAGATTTGGGATGATAGGGCGATAGGTGTAATTCCTAATACGGGTATACGAACAGATGGAGAAGAATAAAAAGAATGCGACTAAAGAAAGGTAAAGAAAACGTATTAGTAATTCCTGATCTTCAGGAACCATTTGCTCACAAAGATGCTTTGGATTTTATCCTAGCTGTAGAAGAAAAATATGACACTGAACGCACAATCTTTATCGGCGATGAAGTAGATTTCCATGCATTCGCCGGTAAGTTTCCTCATGATCCTGATGGGTATAGTCCTGGCCATGAGCTTAGCGCCGCTATTTCAGCTCTTGAGAAGTGGTACGATGCCTTCCCGGAAGCGCTCGTATGCACCTCCAACCACCTCGATAGATACTACAAAAAGGCCTACGCAGCAGGTTTTCCTAGAGCTGCGCTCAGGAGCCCAAGAGATTTGCTCGAAGCACCTGAGGGATGGAAATGGGGACGCGTACACATTGTCGATGGTGTGCGGTACGAGCATGGTGATAGCCAAGGCGGTATTGATGCTGCTCGGCTTCTTGCGATCACTAATAGGCAATCAACTGTCATCGGGCATCATCACGCCCACGGAGGCCTCAGATTTATTGCAAATGAAGAATCTACAATTTTTGGCCTTAACGTCGGATGCCTCATTGACCGTCACGCTTATGCATTCAAGTATGGGGAAAATAGCAAGTTTAAGCCGACCTTGGGCTGCGGAGCTATCTTACGAGGAATTCCATACTTTATACCAATGATAGTAACAGGAAAGAATGAAAGATGGATAGGAGAGGTGATTTAGTTTATGATTAAAGCATTGCTTTTAGTAGGCCTGTTCAATATTCACAGTGGTGCAGTTCATGATGTGAAGGTAGTTGCCGAATACACTGGAACTACTGCTTGGCAGCAATGCGCCAAAGATCTCATGAAGCCAGGACCTCAGGTTCCAGATAAGAATGGGGATGTTAAACTTTACGAATGCGTAGTACCGGATGCTAAAACTACAATGGGATTGGCAAATATTTTGTGAAGTATTATATAGAACTTAAAGTACTTGTAGATGATCTAAATGGAGATCATGATGCCTACGAATATGGAGAGTATCTAGCAATAGATCTGAAAGAATCTAAGAAATCTATATTGAATGCCGAAGTACGAGATATAGAATCTATAGTAGATGGTAGTTAAAATAAAAAGGCCGCTCTTGAAGCGGCCTTTAGTTTTTTAGGAGTATGAAATGGATTATATACCGGATCGATGGGTAGTAGTTAAACTTGCCAAAGAAGATAAATCAGTCTATAAGATTCTAGGAGGTTGGCTAGGGGGTTACCTAGATGGGGATAGTTGGAGACTGAATTCTGGTATTTCTAAAGTAGAAAAAGAAGGCGATACTTTTAAATTTCATGGTTATAGTGGAAGTATTTATATCTGCCGAGAACGATCATATGGAACTACTATGCTATCCAATAGCATAGCTACTCTACTGGCTAAGCAAGGAGCTGTGGTTCTTACTAAATCCGAAGCTTTGGATATAGATTGGGATAAGGAACTTGGAGATGAATGAATTTGCTCGGAAATGTAAGAAGCACCCTACCTATAAAGCCATTAAAGCTCCACAATGCGATTGTAAATCCTGCTGGATTTACTACTTTGAACGTAATGGGCACCTAGGATGAAACTAGGAATTGTAGGTTCCGAGGCTGCTAAATTTACCGTAAGAACTGAAGAACTAGCTAGGGATCTAATAGCGGATCTACTAGATCACGGAGAAAATATTTCGGATCTGCATATATTTAGTGGTGACTGCCATCTTGGAGGTATAGATCAGTGGGCTAGAGAGGCGGCAGAATTGTACAAAATACCCTTTACTGCTTTTCCACCAAAAAATAGGCAATGGTCTACGGGGTATAAGCCTAGAAATATACAGATAGCGGAAGCTTCTGATAAGGTAATCTGTATTACCGTTAAGGAATTACCGCCAGACTACAAAGGTATGAAGTTCGGTCTATGCTATCACTGCCGAACTAAGGATCACATAAAGTCCGGAGGGTGCTGGACGGTGAAATATGCTAAAGAGAAATTAGGCAAGCCAGGAGAGATTATAGTGATTCAAGAACCATGCTATGTGTGTGGAAATCTCGAAGGCTCCTGCGAATGTATGTTTCCACCTGAGAATTAAGAATGACAATTATTCAAAATAGTGCCAAATGCACAGCTTGTGGAGAAGAAATTGTCTCTACTCATAGGCATGATTTTAATGCCCACTATTGCAAAGTTCAGCCCACTCCAGGAACGAAATGGGTTGAAGTAGGTGATAAGCATGTCCTAGTAGAAAGTGGAGAAACTACTTATCGTTTTGCTGTAGATGGCGGTACTGCCTATATTCGTAGAGTAGGTTCAGGGTATGAAGATACTTCCTACATAATTAGAACGTAGCTACTGCTCCATTTATTATACCGAATCCAAAATCTTTTTCTGCCCATCGTATAGAGACTGAGGAACTGTAAGATGAATTAACCAATAGCAAGTTTCCTGTGTTATCCACAGATGCACTTGGCGCTCCAAATGCTGCGGTATTATTCACTAATGTGGTCCCAATAGCATAGATATACCCAGCACTGCCAGAACCATTATGGGTAATAACAAAGGTGCCGCGCCAGTCATAGTTGGTAGCCGTTATTCTTACATCGATCAGCTTTGTACCACCGGGTACACTACTAACCAAAGAATTTGTGCCACTTACCCCCACCTGACTGTAGGCTTTGCGTATGCCTAGAGCGCAAGGTGCACCCGAAAGATTGCTCTGAAAGGCCTCACATTGGATCAGTGCTCCACCTGTAACTAGTTCATTGTCTCCAGTAATAGTACCACTATAGTAAACTGGGTTGGTGCTGGCGAGAGTCAGCACTCCAGATAGTGTCTCAAAAGTCAGATTTCCGTGAAACCAGACATTCGAAGAGCTGCTATTATTGACCAGTGTGGTAGCTCCATTGTTCCAGATCTGTAAGTCCAGAGGAGCATTGTAAGGCGCTACGCCGGCACCGATCAAAACTGAATTGCCGCCGGACTTATTACTGAGACACCTCAGTAACCCAGATCCATGAAGGGAGGCATTCCCGAGATTTCTCGCAAACTGAGCATCGGTAATACATAGAGCAGTGAACTCGCATTGCTCAGCGACACAGAATTCGGTAAAAGATCCAACCTGATTATTATAAAATCTAACTCCGCAAGCATTCGTATCAAAAAGGCATCGAATAGCTCGCATACCATTCTGACCTTCAAACGAAATACCTATACTATTAGAATCGCCGCTGAAACCTATATCCTGTATAGTAGCTCCGCAGTTCTGTCCAGATCCACCTTGAAATAGCAGTGCCGGCGTACCGGCGGGGGCGCCGCGACAAGAAATAATAGTTTGACGTTTCTCTACACCAAACCAAGAAGGTGAGTAGAAACTCTGGCCAGCAGATCCTGAGCCATTTCCATAGATTGTAGAATTGATGAAGTAGGTTTTGGCTTGTAATTGAATGCCTATATTTCCAGCCGCTTTAGCCAATGCAGCTGTAGCAGCAAATGCTGCTGTATCATTGGTTGCATTGTCCCCCACAGCTCCCATCCATTCTACCGGTATTCGCACACCGTAGGTCATTGGCCTAATCAATCCAGTAATCAAAGCATTAGTATTAATTACATTGAAAATCTGCCAGGGACCTGCCCAAACCGGAGAATTAATAGTAATAGTTACTCCTGCATCCGGCTTAAGAATAGCTCCAAATTCGAAATATAGAGGAACGCTAAAGGTTATATTACTGGAAATTCGATAGGTGCCTTTAGGAAGATAAAGTGCAACACCTACACTATTGGCTTCACTCAAAATAAACTGAGAGTCCACCGCTCCTGTCAAATCAATATTGCCATATCTCCTTACATCATCGCCAATATGATCTGGAGAATATTGATAATTTACCGGAGTAATAGACGCTGAGGTTTCTTGGGGAGTTTGAGGGTATAAAACTGCCCCAATTAGAGCCTGAGAAGGTATACTTACGGGCAAATATGGATCTATATCCTCAAGAAGTATTCCAGAACGGCTATATAATTGATATCTATAGACTACCGAAGGATCTAAATAGATAGGTAGAAGTCGGCCATCCGAGGCCGCAGTAGTACCTCCATTTCCAGGATTCTGACTAAGAGGTACTGTAAGATCGCCATCAGCGTACACAATAGCAGGAGTTAGTGTATTTGTACTATAGAATAGATAGTAAGCTCCAGGCTGAGTAAGGCCGATAGTAGAGAGGGGTTTGGCTCGTCCTTCGTAAAATAGAACGCCGGTAGGAGGTGCAGACATAATTTATCCTGTACTATTATTCAGTTGTTTTCTTAAAATTACTAAAATAGCGCCATCTATTAAGAAGAGATTGAGCTTCTTTTTGACTCATACCGCCACTATTGATAAGTTTTCCAGTACTTGCATCTGCTATTATGTGTCCTTTAGGAGGATTTCTATCTACAGCAGTTACGTCATGCAAAAGAGTCTGCTCCATACCATCGGGATTTATGATTACGGGTTTTGTGCCCTTAGACTTCTCTTCTGCCAGACGAGAAATAGCTTCATTACTACCAGCTCCGCCTCTAGAGGCATTATCCTCTAATAGCGAGAATGTATCGTGTTGTGCACCACTAGGGTAATCAATAGAAGGAGAAGTACCTCTAGCTCTGGTGGGTGAAGTTCGAGCCATTACACCTTCTGGCACTCCTTGGCTCTTAACTGCCGCATAATCTTGATTATTAGAGTTATGCTCCTTAAACCAAGAATTCTCATCAGCTAAACTAAGCTCTCCAGCTTCATGTTCCGCATTTCTAGTAAAAGGAATGCCATTACTTTGCGGAGCTTCCATAGGAGCTAAGGATAGTCCTTTCTCAGGCTCCTTTTCAAGCCCATGACTTAGTAGATCGGCATAAGAAATACCGCCTCCTCGCCCTTCCTGGGGCTTTGGAGGTACTACTGGAGGGGTAGAAGCCGTCATTCCTGGAGGAGGCTGAGGAGTAGTATCCAAAGGTTTAAATCTAGATTGTCCTCTAGAAAAGGTATTCCAAGCATTCTGTATAGCTTGTCCAGTATCTCCTACTAGCAATTTTCTACCAGCTGAGCCTCCTACAGCCTGCACTCCAGTCTGTACCGGACGTTCCAAGTTAAGGCCAAAAATATCTTGACCTACACTAGGAACTTTAAGTCTGCTAACAGGACCTACAACTTCCGGATTCTCGGCAGCAAATTTACCTAGCATTCCTAGACCATCCGTCATTAGATTAGGACTTTTTGTATAAATACGAGCTAAAGTCCTTAGATCCATAGTATTGCCTTTTAGAGCTGATTCTACAGTGTGGTTCTTAGCCAGAGCTATTCTAGCATCGCGGAACTGATCTATAGAGACATCCGCATCTGACGGTAAATTAGTCTCTATATGGTTCTCCAAAGCTTTAGCAGAATCTAGCTGTGTCTTACCCAAAGCTGAAGTACCTGGATCTTTAGAAGCTATATTTTTATAGCCATTAGTTCTAAGTTCCTGTAGCCAATTCATTTTTTCAGGACCTGTAATATCAGGATTACTCAAAATACCTTTGAGATTATCCTTCATACTCTGAATATTTTCTATAGAGCCTTTACCAGATATAGCTCCGGTAGGTCCTGCACTATCTATTTGATCAAGCACTGAGGGCTCTACTGCTCCGGTAGGAGTGTTCTGTCCTACTCTTGTCATAACTGAATTAGGAGCAATTCGTGCTCTAGCCAATGATCCAGGATCAAGAGTAGTTTCAGGAGCTGGAAGACCCGCCTCCGCTCCCGCTATAGTGTTACCTAAAGCTTGATGATGCATTTTAAGAGTAGGAGCCGCTGAAGATCCAGCCAATTTAAGACCAGTAGGATTTAAATCAGAAACAGGATGAAGACCTATATCTTTAGGAGCTATATTTTCAGATATATCAAATCCAGTACCGCTCATAAGAGCGCGCGTCCCCGAGACCGTTCCAGACACAGCTTCTGGTATGGACTTAATAGCCTTAGCAGCTCCTGTTAACATATCGGGACCAGGAATAGCCGCTGCCAGATCTGCTGCTGCGGGTACATTCTCTTTGCCGATATATCCGCCTACAAGATCAGAGATATTATCAGCTGCAGGTTCAATTATCTTGGCAATTTGATTTACTGCATACTGCCCTTCAGGAGATTTGGGGTCATAGGATAAAGCATTCTGAAGAGTGTCAATATGCTGCTTTACTATCTCTCTATTACCGTCGTAGTCTGGAATAATCCTATTAGCGGTTCTAGCTAACGCACCAGCTGTACCCGCCAAAGCGTGTGTGCCTAAAGACAGGGCTGCGTCTAGGGAACCTTTAATAGCTCCAGACCAGGTATTTTCTGGTGCAGGAACTGGCTTCGGCTCAGAGTATCCAATATCTGAAAGTAAGGAGGCTTGAGGTGCACTTTGTGTTGCTCCTCCAATGTCATCTAAGAGTGCCATGGCTATTGTATATTAGCTCCAGCTTTGCGGAGTTGATCTTCTAGCATAGTTACAGGCATTCCTAGCTTAGCAGCACTAGCGGATACTTCCGCGTGCTGGTAGCTTTTACCTTTAGCACCATCGAAATTCAAAGACTTACCACCATTTAATTGACTTACAGAAGTGTCCACAATATCTTGTTTAGGAAATTTAGTTCCATATTCAGTATTGAAATTGGCTACCGATTTACCAGCGGCAATAGTGGCTGCAGCAGTTCTGGATTTATCAAGAGTATACTGAGCATCTGACTGTTGCCATTTAAGCATCTGATTAATAGCTTCTTTAGTTAAATTTGGATTAGCAGTAAGCTTTTCCATAATCAGTCGAGATTCATAAGCACCAAGCCGTACCTGAGCCCCCTCACTATGGAACTGCTGAAGGAGATCATTCATTTCAGTAGCATTTAGAACTTTAGTAAGAACTTGATATGCACCAGCTTGCCCTGCTGACGAGCCAGTCCATTGATTAAATATAGTCTGTAATTGAGAATACTCTTGTGATCCTGGGCCTAATTTAAGTCCGGGAGTATTCAGGAGATTCTTAATCTGAGTCATATGGGTAACTGTATCTTGAGCCCTAGCAAATTCAGTATTGGTAGCATCAGATAGTTTCTGAGCTTGCGCTCTATAAATATCCCTAGCCTTAAGATCATCAGGATTAGGCTTTTCATTACTAGGAATCTGGGGAAATCCGGGTTGACGGCTTTTTACAAAATCAATCTGCGGATCGTTAAGACCGGCTTGTCTGAGAGCTTGCGTCTGTTGCTCATCCTTGGATATAGGAGGCTGCTTTCCAGTAGGAGCTGTTCCTTGGCCACCTCCAGGAGTCGGTTGCTGGGGACTGGCAGTTTGTGGATTACCGCCTCCTGCAATAGGAGCTTGCTGATCAGATGGTGGAGGACTAGAGAATTTAATACCTCTTTTGTCCTTGAGCAAATCCTGGGCACCATTGATTCCCAAATCTATAGGTCTAGTAGTAGTATCTCTACCATTAACGGTAGCAGTTTGAGGAGTCCGCGCCCATTGAGCTGAAGAGATTTGTTCTCCGGGACTGGGACGTACTCCGGGGGCACCGGCAACAGGCTGTCCAGTCTGCTCCGATCGTTCCTGATCACCCACAACCGTAGGCTTCTGACCAGTGAATCGGAAAGAAGTCTTAGCAGCCGATTCTATAGCAGCCTCAGCAGCTTGATCTTTTTCAGCTTGAGTCATGTCAGTACGGCCATTAATAGCTTTACCGATAAGATTCAATTTGGAGCCATCTTTAAGTTTAAGGAGGCTCTGAAGTGGTGCTCCGCCGTCATTCTGCATAAGAGTGCTAGCTGTCTGATATACATCATTAGCTTCATTTTGATTCTTAGCAGTAGCAGATTCCACAGCTATCTTTCTCATCTCATCCGCTCTTTGAACAACCTGTGGAAAAGCTGCAGCAAGAGCTGGATTTTGAAGATAAGGTTGAAGACTGGCAGGTCCCTTAGGATCTACAAACCAAGAATTATTGAGATAAGAAGATACGCCCACTTGTGTAGGATCGATATCACTATCAGAACCCTGCTGGTTAGAATTTTGAGTAGCTTCGGCATCCGCCATTGCCTTCTGGATCATCTTTACTTCAAGATTAGCTTTTTGAGCTTGAGCACCTACTAAATTAGTTTGAGCACCGGCTAAGCCTGTTTGCGCCCTAGCGAGTCCTGCCTGCGCTGGAATAGATTGAGTAGCCTGAGCTTGCGCTAAATTAGCTTGAGAATTAGTCAAACCTATATTAGCCTGTCCTTGGCCGTAGCTAGAAAGAAGGCTGCCCCAGTCGGGAATAGGTTGTGCAGATACATCAGCCATAAATATTAACCTTTAATAATAGTGCCATCAGTAGTGGCTTGATCGGATGAACCGTACTCAGGAGCATTGGACGCAATCTGTTGTCCGCCAATGGATTTCCAAGCTGTCTTATAAGAACCATTCATATACTGATTCACCATATCCTGAACTAGACCTTGAGTGGTAGCAGTATAAGTAGATCCTACATTACTGTACCCTTTGCCCATAGAGTTTATCCATGGAGCTACTACACTTTGATATACTTGATCTGGAGTCGAGGTTTTACTAATTGTACCTTTCTGGTAGGCTTGATTAATAGTATTTATCATACCGTTAGCAAACTTACTTTCTCCCATACGGCCGTATTGCTGGTACATAGGCAAAGTACTTGATCTTTCATCGAATAATCCTGCCAAACCTAAATATGGATTTTGAACACTAGAAGCTATCTGTGAATTATTACCATTTTGGCTAGTGGCATTAATTAGATTCTGTACTCCGCTAGTTTCTGGATCTTTAGCTCCAGGACCAAAGGCCGAAGATATAGCACCTACTGCTCCGCCTATTACCGCGCCAATAGCAGTACCAATAACAGGAATAACTGATCCAATTGCCGCACCGGCTTCTGCTCCATTCAGAGCATCCGAGCCAGTTTTACCTGATTCATAATTCGAAGCAAAATTATAGAGTGCTAAAGGTATAGCTGCATAGCCAGCTGCTGCGCCTATTGTGCCAGAAGCTCCGCCAAAGGCTCCGGCTCTAGCTCCCATTTGAGCTGCGTTTACGGCGGCATTAGAATACCCCGCTGCTCCGCCCTGCTTAATGCCGCTATATACGCCTAAAGCATTAGATCCATATCCAGCCGCACTATTTATAGCACTAGCATTGTTTCCAAACAATCCACTAGTATTGGAATTACCTGAAAGTAGCTTAGTACCTTGTAGACCGGCCGAAGCGTATCCAGTAGGTCTGCCAGAAGCTAAACCACCAGCAATGCCTAAAGCACCGGCTCCAAGAGCTATATCAGATCCGATATTACTGCTGCTTCCACTACTGTTAGCGCCACCGAGGTTAGTGGACCCCGAGGTCGATGGCGCCCCTAAAAACCCGAAGTAGAACCGTCTCCGTAAGATCCGGTAGATGAATCATAGCCATTATTAAGAGAATAATTACTAAAAGAGGTATTACCTAAAATAGAACTATTATCTAAACTGCCATAATTACCTGTAGTAGAATCATATCCGCTAGTATTAGGACTGTAATTGGTATAACCATTCAATATACCAGAATTAGTAGTGTCTATGCCTCCGGAATTACTTCCGGAATTGCCATTGAAGTAGTTAGATATACCGCTTCCTACACTTCCCCAAGGAACTCTAGATAGAAGATTAGAAGCTATACCGGCAGTATTGGCTGCTCCGCCAGCATTGGCATTGCCTTGATTCTGCTGAAGTTGACTGATATTTCCACCAGTCTGTATCAATCCCGAACTTAGACCAGAATTGCCTTGAGCGCCAAGGCCGGCAGCATTAAGAAGCTTGCCTACGTAATTATTATAATTCTGGGAGGCATAAGTAGTATCATATTGTCCTAATTGATTTAACATATTAGGAGTATATAAACTTCCGTTAGCAGAAGCTGCCCTAGTTATAGCTTGATTACCTAGTCCTAAACTACCTTGAAACCCAGGAGAATTCATAAAGGCCGAATAATCCGGAGTTCCCCCCAGCCCTAGGCTGGAAAATAGGGCAGAATCTGCACCATTTCCTAGGCCTCTTTGCCCTGTATAAATGCCTCCAAGTTGACCTTGTATACCCGTTTGAGTATTTATGGCGTTCTGTTCACCGCCAGTAAGAGCATTTGTGGCCGATTGAGTGCCAAAGTAATTAGCTAAGGCTCCCGCACCCGCGCCGAATAGGCTGCCCCAGTCAGTTACTGGTTGAGCATTATTATTTGGAGGAGCTACTGCGACGTTCGAGTACAGAGAAGCCATATATTAACTTACTCCCTTAACCTTTTCTAAAGTATGCCAACCGCCCATACCGAGCATACCGAATAAAAGAGTCATCAAGGTGTTACTATCAAAAGTAGGAAATGGAGTCGGATGATTTACTAGGGCGCACACCCAAGTAAAAATAGGGCCAACTATAAACATTAATGCTAAAGCTGCTGCGCAGATCCATAAAATAGCTGGCCTAGCTCCAGATACAAATACAGATGGATTAGAAGCTTCAGCCTTATCCACATCGCTCTGAGCACTGGTGACAGCTTGCAATTGAATGAATTCATCTTGCAATTGCCCAGCTAGCTGCATTTCATTTAATTGAGCTACGGCAGCAGCTGCAGCTGCCTTATCCGGCACCACTTTATTTATGATAGAGATAATAGGAGCTGCAACTGTATCCCAAATAGACATATTAATTACCTAGGATTCCGCAAATCCAATTAAGCCACGGTAAGTCCCGTAGGAGCCATTGGCACCGCGAGAATGGGAAAGGTGGCCACCGCCGAAAAGGCGCTGGTATTTCCCTCCTTATTGGTGATGGCTAAAGTAGCAGTATGGCTGCCTGATTTAAGAGTAGACCAAATAGCTAGTGTACTGAGATCAAAACTAGTAATTTCTGAAGCTTCCGGTACACTAACTGCGGGTTGTCCATCAATTTCAATCTGAATTCCTGCAAAATCAGTACTAGCAAAAGCTGTACCGTCTGTATTCTGAGTGGGGTTAACCCATTGTGCAATATGTACTTGCGACATGTTTAGTATTCTCCTTGTAAAAGATAGGTAGCTATTCTATTAGATCTTGTAGCTCCTACTTGTTTAGCCCACAGACTATCTAAAAGATCGTCGTGGGCTGCTTGCCAATTTTTATTCTGTATATCCAGACGAGTCTTAGCGAATTGCTTCCATTTATCGCCCATATTAAAAACTAATTCTATTACGGCATTCTGCCGACAGGGCGTATCCAAACTTTTCCATTCAAGTAATGCTTGTGCTTTTGTTTGAGCAAAACCTAGGTCATCTTCCAGTAGGGCTGATGCCTGTTTTTGTGTAATCTTGTATCCTGTCCAGTCTTTTTCATTTCCAAGTAAGTGGCCATAGCCTATTGTCCAGAATCCTAATGAATCCTTATACGCCGTCAATTTACACCCTTCTGATTGCTTGATATCGGCTATAAGTCTAGAATCCATAGTGCTAACCTTTCTTCTTGATTTTGTAATAGATCGTAATTGAACCTGCCACTATAGCTACTATATAAGATAAGGAGGCTAGCGCTGGCTCTGCTTTTACAAATAACTCAAAGATTTTACTTACTCCCATAGCGATACATGTTCCAGCTAAAGCTATTTCTCCCATAGCATGATTTTGAATATTAGCTAATTGCGACATTATAAGTACCTGTAGAGTTGAATAATCCGGCGGTATCTGGACTGCCTATCCAAGACCAGGTAGCAGTACCCGATGTATAGCTATATGTAGCTGAAGCTGAAGATCTGACAATACTTCCCACAGTAATAGTGTTAAAGAAATTAGAACCTGGATCTGTAGAGTACAGTACTCGAAATTGATCTTGGTAACTACCGGTAAATGGATCTACTGTGGTAAATAGGGCGGGTATAGTGAGACCGTTAAAATTAGTAGGACTAATCGCTCCTATAGTACCTTGAAGATATCCATAATCTGATACACCGGCTACCGGATGAAATACACCCGCTGTGAGAGTATAATTAGTACCGCCAGAGGAGACTAAGCCAGAGTTTTGTCCAGCTATTGAATATATACCTGTTCCAGCTATAAGAGTATTAGTAGCTTTACTAGCAAATAAAGTACCAATATCTACTCCAGCACTTTTGATATTTACAGGACCATACGGAGAACCTGCGGAGGCTGGTGCGTAGCGATTAGATATGTCAGTACCCGATACTTGGTAATTCACATTGGAGATGGGAGTGAATGCTCCTAGAGGTAGAAACAGAGAATCCAAATCTAATCCAGAAGCTTCTATGCCGCTTGGCATACTTTAATCTCCAGATCTGCAATCCTAGAACGCAGGGACTTCACTTCTTCTATTAGAACAGCTACTAATCCATTATAATTCACTACATCGTGTTCTTGGAATTTAGATACTAATTCCGGAGCTACTTCCTTAATTTCCGTGGACTTTACACCCATGGACGGTTTATCAGATTCTAGCCACTTGAATCTATACCCAGCAATGGAATCTACTATTTTATCGGAATCTTTTATCTGTATCATATCCTTCTTAGTAGAAGGATCAGAAGTAGAATTGAAAGTAGTAGAGGCTACGGTTCCTGTAACTCCTAGGGTACTTCCATTCCAGGTTAAATTAGCTGACCCACCAAAAGCACCGCTATTATTAAATTGCACATCGGTATTAGCTCCAGCAGGAGAAGAACTTCCCCCAGGAGGAGTAGACCAAGTTCCGTCAGCTCTTAAATAATTTGCGGTGCCGCCGCCACTAGCAGGGACAGCTCCTGCCAGAGAAGAAGTAAAAAGATTTATTAAAGTAGTTAATTGCGTCTGAGTTAAAGCAACTGGATTTGCTGTCCCGCCACTGGCATTTCCCAAAACTGTATTATTAGCTATTGGACCTGCCGAGGTAGGAGTATCAAAAGTACCGTCTGCTCTAAGATAATTGGAAGTTCCGCCTCCACTAGGAGGCACAGCTCCTGAAGTAGTAGCAGTAAAAATATTTATAAGAGCTGTAAATTGAGCTTCAGTAAGTGCCACTGGAGCAGCAGTAGTTCCACTAATATTTCCTAGGACTGTATCGTTTGCTATAGGAGTAAGTCCAATACTTACAGTAGTGCTTCCAGCTACAGTATTATTTCCACTTACATTACCACTAATAGTAATACCCTGAGCCTGTACATTACGTATATCGGCACCTACCAGAAAATTAGTAATAAATTCCCTAAACCATTCTCTACTCCATTCTTCAGGAATATTTACAACTACAGGGGCAGAAATACCTTTTCGTACTGGAAGCTGAGTCATATTACCATTTATTTAATTCTAGATCTGCGGTTATTTGAACAGTGAAAGTAGGTGTAGGATCACTAGTAGAAAATCTGTATACTCGATTTCTACTTTGTCCTAAATTAAACCAAATTACGCGAATGAAAAAACTTCCTAATGGACCTAAATTTCTATCAGGGAATCCTCTAAAAGTATTGGCGGAATCATCTGATACATATAGAGACAGATTAGCACCTGTAAATCCACCTTGTCCCGTAGATATAATAAGTTCTAATCTACGATGAGACACCCTATTGTGATCTTTATAGATAGGCTGAGTAGTGAAAGAACTCACCATAGTAGCACCATACTCGGTGAATACATTAGTATCTAAATACCCTATGCCGTGTCCCTCAGTATCTCCCACAAATTGCCTACTATAGGCATTATTATAACAAAGAGCGCGCCAATAACCAAGACCGTAAGAATCAATCTCAAACCATTCTTGAGTCAAGCAATCGTAGACTACAGTTCTGTATGATTTGGGAATTACTAGTACCCACAAAGCATGTCCAGCTATACTGGGCGTAAGAGCATAAGAACCTTGAAGATTCGCATGCTCTAAAATAGCCTCAATACCACTGTTAGACACTCTTTGAGCAGTCTGTCCATTCTTTCTACGAACCGTCTTATCATTAGCTACCCAGAACAGTGCTTGATCCTGCAATGCTATAGTGTAAGGTGCATCCGGATGGCATCCTAGTTCTACGAAGCTCTGAGGAGCTGTAGAAAAGGGAGTACCTACCGGATTACCTACGTTAACATAGCTTTCACTGGACAATAGACCGAAAAGAGTAAGAACCCTATGATCTGTCCCCATACCTACGAACAGATCTGTGCCAAACTCTCTAGGGAAAGTAGCATTAGTAGTAAAAGTTATTTGTTCTTGTCCTGATACTATTTGTCCATCATCATTGTAGAATAATCTGCCGTTAGTAGCCAAGAATACTATAAAGCTATCCACAAAATGACAATCAATAGCTCCATAAGTAGTAAATAGAGAGGCTGTTAATTGCTGAAAATGTATTCCTGCACTATTAGGACAATAAGTATAGCAATTGGTGCTATTAGGAACTAGAATTACTAAGCAAGCAGTATTGTCCGTCATTCTCACAAAAGAATTGCCCGGTATACCGGTACCTAGTTCTACTGCAGTTCCTGATTTGGAAATACTGTAGAGGGTGGGTCCAATAACGGCGTACAGTACGCCTTGCATAGTCCATAGACCGCGAGTTCGATTACTAGTACCGTCACTAGCAAAAGGTTTAATTCCAGCCCAACGTCTAAGGAAAGAGGGAGCTGATTCCTGGTAAGGATTGCCGCCCTTCAATTCCTGAAGAACAGAATCTGCAGGAACAGGTTCGCTAAAGATATTGACCAATCTTTTACACGAAGCAGTAGGATCAGCAGCAACATAAGAACCTACCGGAAGTGGAATAGACATAGTCATTTAAGCTAATTGCACCGCGCCCGCATTACTCCAAAGTTTCTTGGAGCCGCCACCCGGGTTGGTAGTCGGCATATTTGGAACATAAATAGTAGTTGTAAATATAGATACAGTAGAAGTCTGCCCATCTATTTGATATAGGAGGGTGCCTTTACCATCGTACACATTGAGTCTTCGGAAATGAGTATTTCCACCTTGATAGCCTATTTGGTTTATATTAATAGATGCTATATCAGACGTACTTCCTTCATCTAAAAATATACTTGCTGTATCTACAGCTGGCAATCTAGCAGAACCTGTGTAACGGTTCAATTCAAAATTGAATGCCTCATCAGTAGCGGTTTGATAAGTAACATTTACTCCAGGACCAGAGTAATTGACGCTAATCAAATTCCATTGAGTTCCGCTAATTAAATATACAGCTCCTGATCCTATGCCAGAACCAGCATTAATAGACTCATATCGACAGCTACTTCCGCCGTTCTGAAGGCAGGCGTAAGCAACTCCAGTATTGGAGCCATATACACCGCCAGGAATCGAATTAGCTTGATTGACCTGAAGTGCTATGCCCCCGGGAGAGGCATTGTTTGCAATATCCTTTCCGCTGGAAAGGATTAGAAATGCTGCTACAGGAAGCCAAGTAAGTGTTCCGGAAGATATTGTAGCTGATCCTTCACAATAAAGTGTAAATGTGCATCCTTGGCACCCTGCAGCAAATACAGCGCAACTAGCAGTTGAAGCTGTCTGCACATTGGTATTAATAGTAGTAGCTGAGGCGTCGTAGAGTACCATTGAAATGATAGTCCCTTCCCAGCAACCCCCAATGAATTGGCAAGCATTCCAAGCCAAAGGCGCCCATAAGGCATATCCACAATTTAGAACTCTGCAGGCAACGAATGATAACTGGGTACAACTATTTGCGGCATTATCTCTTGCACCTAGGACACCGTAGCCGAAACCCGTTATCTCAATATGGTCCCACTTTATATCGGTTTTATTCTTTACATAAAAACCCACCTCATTTGAATTGGTAGGGCCTTGTCCTACACAAGAGAAGTCCCGGAAATGGTTACCGCCGAATTCTACTGTGGCTTGATTACTTCCATAAAGAGGTAAAGAGAAAAGGGTAGTTGTAGTACTTGTGTGCTTAAAAATGGTGCTTTGAATGCCATCGCCAACCAAATCCTGCTTTGCTTGAAATGTGTGACCGCCCGTAGTTGCGTAACCGCCGGCAGGAGCGTACAAAGCATTTCCTACACTAATCCACGCATTAATGGCAGCAGTACAGTCTACTGCGTATGTAAAAGCAAGAACTGAAGATATCTGAGAAGCTGTAAGGAAACGCCACAAATGCCCTGGTGGATATGAATAATTTACTGGCGTAGCTCCGGCTGTAATCTCTGCAGCAGTCGGCGCATCTCCCGTTACTGAAGCAAAATATCCGGTAAGCAGTGTAAAACCGGCGGAATCATTATTGCGTAAGTTAATGTTGCTAGTGTTAGTGGCAGATACATTAACTAGGCTTGCTAAAGATCCGGATGGGCTTAGAAGTGAATTCTCCCATACAGTAGCTCCACTGCAAGCGGTCAATACTATGGCTGCTCCGCCAGCAGAATTAGTGGCAATGAATGAGTTTTTATGGATGTGTATATCAGAAGGAATTCCATTATTAGTGGAATCTATGATATCAAAATTGGCAACTGCAACGGGATTGGTAGTAACTACTTCAAAAGTATTTTCTTCTACCGTAATATTGCTGGCAACACCGGCAATGTATACTCCATACAGCATACTGTGTACACTGTCGCCACGGAAGTTATTGGATCTAATAGTAGAACGAACTGACGATCCAGCTTTACCTCGTAAGAAAATACCGGCTTGCTGGATAAGTTCAAAATCATTACGAGCAATCTCATTTTCATTCCAGTAATTCTCAGCTACAATTCCAAATCCCATGTAGCGGAAAGTATTACGATGAAATTCTGTAACTATAGCATCTAGGCAATAAATACCTATACCAGAGGCACTAGGATAATTAGTCAGACCTCCCGTAAACCAGCAATCTGTAATTGCCACATCTTGGGCACCGACAATATATACACCACCACAATTAATTTGTGTCCAAGATATACCTAGACCTTGTAGACGTACTCTAGCATATCCTTCAGATCCCACACTGCCGATATTCAATTGAATAGCAAAACTTGAAGGAGCTAGACGATTGCTAGGATTAGTCGGAGGATCGAATAAGAATTCTATGCCTCCGTAAGCTGTAGAACTTCCGCCTAAAGGAGCGTAGACACGTGGTCCAGCTATAGTAGGCGGAGAAATAGTCATGGCTGCATTTATTACTAGGGAAGAGGTATATCTATAAACTCCTGGTAATCCTTGCATAGATTGCCCATAGGAAGTTCCACTAGTGAGATGTTGGCAGACATTTATACAATTCTGGATAGCCTGGGTGTTATCGGTAAGTCCATCATTTATGGCCCCATAACGCTGTAACCATCCCTCGGGGTATCCTAAATTTACCGGAGTGACACCG